AACAAAGATTTAACAACGGCAACGTTAGCAGACGGAGTTGTATACAACGTTGTGTTGTCTGTTGATGTTAAATCTACTTTTGCGTTTATAAAACTATTTGCCATTAATTTAAAAAGAAGTTTTGAGCGTCAACTTCATCCTTTAGTTCTTGCTGATATGTTGTATTTAATTTTTGTATTACACTATCAAGATCTCGAACTTGAGCATCAGCAACATCTTGACTATATTCTCTAGCAGGTCTTGTTAATATCTGTACTATCTTTGCCATTATCTTCTACCATCCGGTTGTATATCTAATCTAAATCCACCAAGCTTCCAATTTTGAGCTGATGAAGTATTTGCTATTTTTAAAGATATCGCTCTAGCTCTTGCTCTCGTGTCAACCTTAGTTGTTGAAGAACTAATTGTAAAAGGTCCAAGAGCAGAACTTGCTTGTGCATCATTAGAATAATTTCTAAGTTGTAATGTAATCTGTGTGTTACCAGTTTGAGATACAAAGTCTGGTATGAATCTTCTAATCTTTGCAAAGAACTCACCATCACCACCTTGACTAATATCAAAGTCTCCAGACTCAATATTAGAAGTTATTGCAGTTGTAGCTGTTGATGTAACTTGATCTGTGCCTGTTTCGTGTTCGTAATAGATTGTACAACCATCCGTATTACCAACAACATCATAAGAGTTGTTAGAATCAGCGTCATAGTCTGTAGCATGAGGTAATCCAAATACTGCTGAATCCTGCCAAGTGGTTCTGTCCAATGTGCCTGTGGTCCAAATAGGTCTTGTTGGTTGTGATTCAAAATAATTATAGGTTACAACTTTATTAACAACTGTAGATCCTGATGAGCAATAGAACCAATTAATTTCACCAAACAAATTATTTATACCAGCATTTATAAGTTGGTTAGCTGTAGTGTTTAAATCATTAAACACAAAGTCTTCAACTAAACAAGGTAGTGATTGTAAGGCACCTGCATATTTAAAGAAACCATTTTCTGAAAACCAGTACGCAGCACCATCTACTTCTACCGCAGCGTTCTGCCCTATTAGTCCACAGTTAGTTCCTACTTGTGCAAAACCAAAAGTAAAAGGAGGACCAATAAATCTTTGTGTAAATAAAGCAGTATCTGTCCAAACATAAATTGCATCACGACCTCTAACTGCTCCCATAATTCTAGAACCGTCTGCAAGTCTTTGCGTGCCTGCCGTGTTGGTAGCTGTAGGTGTGTAAGTGTTAATATCCTCTTGATTAGAGAATCTAATAAACATTTGATCTTGTGTGCTTGGTGTTCCAATCGTTGTTTCTGTTCCAAAGAATACTAAGTGTCTGTCCGGTGTAGATACAATCATGTCTCTAGATGCCGTTGGTGCACCAGAAATAATTGTAGCTCTTGTTGCGTTTGCATTAGATAAATCTGCATTCCATTCAAAAACTTGTGCGTTATGTATTAGTGCAATAATTTTATTACCAAAGTTATCTATAGACCAAAGACCTGGATCAATAACTAAGTCACCTGATGCCGCTTCACCCCAAGCAACAAAATCAGAAACATTTGTAATTGTTGCGCCATCAGAATGTGATGCTGCTGTTGTACCTCTTGTCCCTCGAGTTACGCCTGTTAGTGTATTGCTAGAAATTCCAGTGTAAGAAATATCTTCAGTCCCTATTCTTATAAAGTTTGTTCCTGTTGATGGAAAGTTTGTGGAGCTGGTTAAAACAATAGTTGTCGTAGAAGCATCAATAGCACCATTTAAAGTTGTTGTTAGTGGGTTGCTAGCTTCACCTCCCCAAGAAGATAAGCCCCAACCAAAACCTGGTAATTGTTCTGCAGGCCCAACAGCATAATAAGACTGAACTCTGATACCTCCAGATGTTGTAGCACCTGATCCAGTTTCTGCAGATGACATTGTGATTGTTACTGTTACGTTAGTTGGTGTTGAAGTCACCATAAATTTTTTATCATCAAAATCAGAAGAGCTAAAGTTTGAGTTTGTGATCGTAGTAAAATTATCTAATAATATTATATCACCAGGGTTTAAACCATGTCCTGTAGAAAAAGTTATTGTAACTACAGCTGATCCGTTAGTTGTAGTAAAAGCGTTAGTGAGTGTATTTGTTTCTCGAATTGGGTGTATGTCATAAAACACACCTCCTGAGTATGCGTACAATATTCTGTTTGTTCCTATGATAGAGTATTTTACTCCGCTACTGTTTACAATGTGATGCATGGCTCTCGCTGCGCCAGTAAGTTTATCAGTTCCCAATTGATTCCAACCGCCTATTTTTTCAGGAGTGCCGTATCTAAATCTAACGTTATCACCATCTACCCATTGGCCTTCAGCTTGAGTGTCTGTAATCTGTTTATTAAATCCTGGTAGAAATTGTACTTTTTGTAATGCCATAATATACCATTATACTCGTTTTTGGCCAAAAATATAGTCCATTCTAGCTCGGGAATCAATCATTATAGAGGAGCTATTATATATGCTTCATAATGTTTTTATATTTATACCATACCGAAACGGTGTATCTATCTCCTTCTTCAACTCTATTGACTCTATGAGTGTATTTTTGCCCATCAAAAAATAGTGTTCTTCCTTTTTTAGGTTTAATTACTGTCCCATCTTCAAAGCAAGTTTCTCCTCCAACAAAATCATCATTAAGATATGTTATAGAAGTTAATGTTGTGATATCTGATGCAAAATCTTTGTGTGGTTTTTGAAAAGAGCCTGTTGGCCAATGCACAAGTTGTAACCAATCAACACCATCTTTTTTATTAAAATTATTATACTTTTTTTCTAAATTTTTAAAGACTCCTCCTATCTCTATAACAAAGGTATCTCTATAAGTCCTAGCAGATTCTTTATTGTTTTTATAAAAATCTGTTAAAATATTAATCTCTTTACTTGATAAAAAACTATCTATTATTTTATAGTTCATATTACATTAAAACTAATTACTGTTCTTCCTTCACTAAGATTTCTTTCTTCATCGGAACCGTGATGAAGCCAACTTGGAAATATTAACATGTCACCTTGTTGAGGTGAAAATCTATACCACTCATAAGTACAATCTGTAGTAAATTTTGCTTTTGTATAAGTAACATAAGGATTTGGATTATAAAAATATAAAGATCTACTTTGATTATCACAATTAACAAAAATTACTCCCGATAAAACACAGTTTGGATGACTGTGTTTTTTTAAATAAGAGTTTTTACCCTCTATGTTTACCCAAGAATTACATATCTGACTAGTTATATAAAATCCTGTTCTAGCTGAGTATTCTTCACTGCATTTTAAAATTTTCTCTGCTAAATTGAAATTTTTAATTTCAAAAACAAAATTAGAATATGGATCATGAGAGGAAAAAGCTTTCTCTCCTTTTATGGCATCATGTTTTTGTAATAAATCTTTTCTATTTTTAATTATATCTAAAATTTTAACACAGTCATCTTTTGATAGAAATTTTTTAATTTGCAGGATTAAAGTTGGAAATAGTTTATGTTCTTCTATAAACATTTTATTAAAAGTAATTTATATTTATATTAACTCTAACTTTTTGATCTGTGCAGTTTTCAGAATCGTGTGGTAAATAAGAATCAAACAACAAAATTCTATTTTCAATGCTATCTATTTTTAAATTTTCATTTAATAATGTTCTACCGTTATTTGTGTTTAAATAAAATATAGCTCCTTTGTGGGGATAATCATAGTCAGTATGATAGCCGTTTGTTTTTTTAATATGCTGATTAGGATATAGATTAGCTTTAATTCTAATTAAAGAATTTACATTAAGAAAAGATATTAAATTTTCTTTTATTAAATCATAGTGCGGACTTAATGGTTTATCATTTCCATAAAAAAGATGCGTGAAATAAAATAACATATTTTCACTATTTTGATTTTGATAATTTACATCTGGCTGATAGAACCAATTAAACGTATCTTTAAATATCATCTCTTTTATTAGATTAAAATTTTTATTTGGTAAAAAATTATCTATTACTTGATAATTCATTTATTCTTTATAAAATCACTTGGTAATCCTAAGTGTGGTCTTGAGTCATAAATATCTTCATCAAGTGGTGCACCAGTTTCAGTATACTTTTTAGTATTGTAATGTAAAAATACTTGAGCGCAGTGATGACCTTCAAACGCTTCTCTCCAATGCTCTAATTCTACACCTTGATAAATTAACATGTCTCCTGGTTTTAAATTTACTTTGATACCTTTAGCATTACTTGTCGTTGTAATTCCTTTTTTTCCACCGCTAGATTCCGCCAAGCCTACATTTTCTTTAGGGCTTATATATATTGGCCAAGGGTCTCCACCTAAGTTTAATGTCGTAGATATTTCACAACTAAATCTGTCTTTGTGTCTGTGTAGAACATCTCCTTTTTTATAAATTCTTGCGAAGGAATAATTTGGGTTTAATTTTAATTTTGTTTTTTTCTCTATTAAAGATTGTAATTTCATAAGTAAAGTTTCCATAACCAAATCTGCGTAATGGGAATAAGTATTAGGAACTTGTTTATCATTCCAAAAACCCCACTCTTTTGAAAATGGAGATATCCAGTTTTCTTTAAATAAAGTCATCGCTACTTTTTTTCTTAATAAAAAATAATTATAAATAAAATCTGCCATTTCTTTTGACAAAACCTCTTTACAAATTAAATATTTATTTTTTTTAAACTTCATTTTGAACAGCCTGTAAGTTAAAATGTATAAACCTAAAATCATCTAACCCTGGATCAACAGTAAATTCATGAGCTATATAACCTGGAAATAAAATTAATGATCCTGGAGTGGGTTTTATATGAAAAGAGGAGTTAGCTTCTGTTATTTTTGTTCCATCTATTTCAGGTAACTTAGTTGCTAAAGCCCCTGATCTAGGGTCGTGAAAAATTGGATAGGATGTTTTATCTGAACATTTTAAAAAATAAA